ACCTGCGTAGTCATCCCATTGATTAGTACCTGAAAGAGCAGAAGTCGAGCCATGATTACCACTGGTAAACACTACATCGGCAACTCTTTTTTCTCTACCAAGTTGGATTAAGTCAGTCAAATTTTCGGTCGTGTCAGCATCCATGCTTAAAGGTTTGTCAGCATTATTTCTTACTCGGTCGGGCAATAGGTCTTTCAACGCATACTCGATACAAGAATAAGTATCACTACCAACATTCCATTCCACTTCAGCGGCCTCAGCACCAGCGGCTCTAAGAGCTACGGGCAACCTCCAGTTGCGTGTATAAGTGTAATACAAATCGGATTCTTTTTTAACAGGAACAACAGGCAACACTTGGTCAGCAATATAACTATCGTTCTTATACATTACAGAAACGCCGCTTAAAACGGAGTTCGTGTGAACGTCCCCCTTTGACGGGTTCGTGAAGTTCATTCGGCCAATTTTTGCCAATTCAGACATTTGTAAACTATTCATTTTCATTATTATTCACCTCCTAAGGTGTAAATTTTAATTGTTAATCGGACTCGTCAGCTTGCCCAACTCCACCAGGAGTAACGAGAATCTCAATGAGACCCCCAGTACCGTTGGCGTTTGCGGAAAGAGCAATACCTATCACCGAATATTTATCGGTATCGACAGGTGTACCCTTACCAGTGGCGTCAGACATGATCTTCTCTCCTATACTACAGTTATCAGCCATAATAAGAAGTGAAGTACCACCAGTGGCAACAGAAGCAACGTCACCCTCAACAGGTTTGTTTTGCAACACACCTAAGACGTGAGAACCTTCTGCGGCTCCAGCACCAGCGACTTTTACTTCCCTCGCAGTAGCATCTATCTGAACAGCATAGTACTGACTACTAGAAAGGTCGGCTCCAGCCTCTAGCGACAAGACATTCATCGGATTTGATTGTAGTCTAGCCATTTTTTACCTCCTTAATAAACTATTAATTCGACTCATTTGCCTGACCAACACCACCAGGTGTTATCAAGATTTCGATGAGTCCACCATCGCCGTTTGCATTACTAGATAATGCTACCCCGATAACTGATTTTTGGTCAGCGTCACAGGGCGTCCCTTTGCCAGAGCTAGACATTATCTTTTCTCCCATGTCGCAGTTAGCGGCCATGTAGAGCAAAGAAGTGCCTGCGGTAGCAACAGATGCGGCGTCACCCTCGACTGGTTTATTTTGCAATACTCCCAGTACATGAGTGCCTTCGGCGGCTGGCGTACCAGCAACCTTGACCTCTCTTGCGGTGGCATCTATTTGGACGGCGTAATACTGGCTACTTGATAAGTCTGCACCAGCCTCGAACGATATCACGTTCATAGGATTAGCTTGTACTCTTGCCATTTTTTACCTCCATTTATAAAATATTAATATTTCCAGCCGAGGGGATTTCCCCCCTCAACTGATTTGAATTACTCTTTAAATAATTCAGGGTTACTGTCCTGAAGCATATCAACGGCTTCACGGAAAGTATTGGCTTTACCTTTCTTCACCATCGCAATTGCCATGGAGTTGACGTCTTTCTTGGATTTTGCACCCTTACCAGACCCAACTTCTTCAAACAATTTTGAAGATACTGAGGGTAATCCCTCTAAAAATTCTCTGAAAAGCTTTCGCACTTTCGGAGAAGCGGCCATGAGCAATTTAGTGGCTTTCTTCGAGTTCTTAGGAAGAAGCACACCATTAGAATTGCTTTCAGAGTAAACAAAACCTTTTACCTCCTCTTTAATTTCTTTAAATTGGAGCTTTTTCTCAGCAACGCCGAGACGAGCTTTCATTTCGTTCATCTCTTTGGTGTGAGCGGCTTTAGAGATAAAACTTTTTCTATCACTAAATTTCTTTGTTTTCTCAGCCTTTTTAGCAAGAGCCTCCTTTGCCTCGAAAAACAATGTAACTTGTTTGCCCGATGCTTTCTCGGATAGAGTAAAGCTGGGATTCTTTGCTAGCATAGCCATAAGTTTCTTTTTGGTTAGCATTTTTCTTTCACCTCCTTTAATTTTAATACTGGTAACTCCAGCGTACATATTTTCACTAAGAGCCACAGATGCAAGGCTCTTAAAATAGGGTCGGTTTGTTAAAGCACCACCGAGCAAAACGTTCTCAAACTCCTCATGAGTTTCTTGGTCTTCATAGTTGAAATCAAACTCAGGGCTGAAATATTTGAATATTCCATCTTTGATTAGTTGTTGTCCCAGTTTAGTCCATTCAACCGCCGCTTTCAACTTAACCTTCCCGCCCTCGGCTACTTTTTCCAAGGTCTTGAACCATCCAGCCGCACCCTTTTCAGGCATATGTTCTTGGTCAACGGCTATGTCAACCTTGCGAGTCCCATTGTTGAAATTCTGAATAAACTTGTCAATATCGCCCTCTGAAATCTTTACCTGTCCATACTGCGGGTGTTCCCAAATACCAGCGTGCATGACCTCTATCTTGTTAGTTTCACCAAATTTTTTGGATACTTTGATTAGTGGGAAAAGCCCTTTTAGCTTCAATTCTGACGCTTTCTTCGCATGAGCCTCACCCCGATATGACTTCCCATCAAGAACACACACTTTTACATATTTACCTTTTTGACCTTCAACCGCAATCGTCCTAACCTTGCCTCCTCCTTTTATACAATTAGTGAATCCTGTTGGCATAATATCTCCTTTTATAAATAATAAGGGTTTTGATTGCCACCGTCAAATCAAAACATTTTACTAACTATTAACCCGATGACGATTGCACCGACGTTTACAACCGTCAAAACGTCCATTCTAACTTTTAGTGATGCCATCGCCTGATTGAGGTGTGGCAAGTCATTAACCATCAGTTTTTCCATTTTTGTATCTAAACTTTTATAATTGCCTTCAAGTTGCTCGACTCGATAAGTCAATGTATTATTTCCCGCCATTTTTCTCCTCAAAAACCCCATAAGGTATTTTCCTGCCACCAGCACCAGGTAACGGTCTTTCTAAGTCTTTAAAGTGCCAAGGCGGGACTTCCGACTGTGGCCTCAATGTGCTTGGTACACCCGTAAAAGGTGGTGGGTCTTTTTCTTCTTTCATAATACCTACCCAAATACATCGACACCTGAAATGAACCGCACCAGGTCGATATTCGCTAAAAGCCTTGTCGTGAACTCCGATTACCTTACCGTCCATACTCATACAATAATTACAGGTATGGGTATCTAAAATGGCCGACCACTGATAGCCGTATAACTCATCCTCATAAGTCGTAAACGTGTGCTTCCTGCCCTCGTTTATGCTTTCAGAAGTCACCAACGCCGATGTAGCAGGGATATTCTTGGTGTTAAACTTCTCAAATTCCCCTTTTGCCAACATTATTGTCTGTTGAGCATTTATTTTGTCATCCATTATCGCCCTTGCCACCACTTCCTTTATCCTATCCATGACCTGTTTTTGATACCTTTCTGACAAGAATACTGCCCTGTCAGTAATGGCTTGATTTATTTCTCTAGTCGTTTGCGGTGACGGTTGTTTGATTTCATAACTGGCTTTCAGTTTCCCGTACTCAAAGAGCTTTTTTATCTCCTCTTTGAACATTTTTATATACTTTGACCTCAACTGTAGCGATATTTCATTTAACTTTACAAAATCCTTATTCTTAACAATCAGTTCAAGCGATGACATCATTTTGCTCTTTTCCATCGCTAAAATATCTTTCATCCTGCGAACAATCCCCATCTCGGCGGTGTCCATATAGTCCCGAATCTCGTCAAACCTAACCTTTTGCTCTGCCTTCGTTAATGGTCTAGAATACTCAGTATGACTCTGTTTCGTGTCTTCTTTTTTGTCCTTTTTCTCATCCTTACTTTCGTCATTGGGTTTTTTGCTTTTCTCATTCTCATTGCCCGCTTCATCTTCACTCTCTGTTTCCCTTGGAGCACCCTTTTCTGGTAACTTCATTAGTTTTCTCATGTAATCCTCCAACTCATCATCAGCCCTTATCACACCTGCGAGGGTTAATGTCTGCAAGGCCTCTGACATCTCCTGAACGTCTACCGAACCGAGGTCTGCGTGGGTTAGCTTGGGGTATTCTTCAACCGTCCAGTTATAGTCAACCAATTTCTTTATTTCGCTGTTGATACCCTCCTCAATCACTTTTGCCGAGGCATCAAGCGAATTAAGAAAGATTTTTGACTGGTCTTTAGATAGTGAATAACTGCCAACACTTGTAGAACCAAGATCAAGGAATTGAGCCAGAACCGACTTTAATATCTCTCTTGTGTGGTGGTCTAACATCGGCATCGGATCACGTACACCACCATTCTTCAAGTCCATCATCTCTACCATCCAACCATCTTTTATTACCACATAGGCTTTTTCATGCCCTCTAAAATTCTCACCCATTTCCTTAGCGGCATCATAGTCGTCATCTGTATATCCATCTGGTAGGGTAATAATAGGAATACCAATACCCAGCCTCTCTTGAGCCACCGCATCTATTTTGTAGTATTTATCTCTGAAAAACCAATGCTTATATGCTTGTCTTAAAATCGAAGTACCAAGGTAATTATCTCCCTCTTTTCTGTGAACAAACACCATTAGTTTCTCAACAGGAATTTCAATGTCTTTATATGAATTGTCTTTTTGCACCCTCTGGCTAATACTCTCCAACTCTCCATTCTTGTCAATATTCCACTTAGTTATAGTTTTAGGTAATCTCGGCGCCCACTTTCTCCACCCAATCTTCCCATCATCAGTGATTTTATAGACCACCTCGAACAACATACAACCAAATGGGTGCATTAACAAAACCTGCCTCAACGTGTCCTCCCAAGTATTTATCAATCCATTAAATAGATTTTCTTTCACAAACTCTGCAATTTCCACATCTTGAGCACTTTCTGACGCTGGTTCTATATCCCACTCTGCCGACCTAATCGGCAACTCACACATTAATAGCGCCGCTTGAACAGTAGCATCAGACCACCGCATCTGATCAATCGTTGTGTAAAGTGTTGAACCTGTTAACTTGGTAACATACTCACCCGTATCAATCATTCCGTAAAAATTAGTCGTTCCCGAACCGCCAACCTCTGGTCTGCCTTTCTTTTTG